CGTGGGCTCGGAGATGTGTATAAGAGACAGGTATCAGATCATGCACTACAAACTGGAAATGACTATAGCGAAGTCTAAAGGCAAGATCGCCTTAATGGACATTAATACTATTCCTAACAAGCAAGGGTGGGATGAGGAGAAGTTCTTCTATTACGCTGAGGCTATGGGATTCGGTCTGATAGACAGGAATCAAGCAGGAACAGATAAGACATGGAATCAATATCAGGTACTTGATATGGGCTTGTACGAGCACATCAAGAATCTTATTGACGTAATGGAGTATGTGAAAGCAGAGTGGGATCAACTTGTTGGAATTACTCCTCAAAGAAAAGGGCAGACTTCTGCCAGTGAAACTGCTACAGGAGTTTCCACAGCCCGGTATCAGTCTGCTCTTATTTCAGAAAGGGCATTTTCAAGATTTGAAGAATTCTTACAAAGAGAACTTCAAGCTGTAGTTGACTACTCTAAATTCTCAAATATGGGAACTGAGAAGGAAACTTTCTACAGAAGCGACTATAGTATAGAGATGTTAGCATCTACTCCAGAGGAGTTTATGGAAGCTGAATATGGAGTATACGTTTCCAATACAGCTCAGGACATTGAAGATTTATCGCTACTTAAACAAATCATTCCGAATATTGCTACCCAAGATACTAATCCTGGCGATCTAGCGGAAATGATTATGTCAAGGAATATATCTAAACTTAAAGCAACCTTAGATGAGAAGGAAACAAAAGAGATGGATGCCGCTCAGCAACAGCAGCAATCAGAATCTGATATTCAAATCAGGCAACAGGAGATCCAGAAGGAGTACGCGGCTATCAAATTCGAATTTGACAATCTCCTTCAAGACAATAAATACGAGCACGAAAAGGATCTTACTCATATTAAAGGCCAGTATGACTTGGCTGATACAAATTCCCCGGGCGATATAGATACGGTAAATCCAATGGATATCGAGGCTAATATGATTAAGCGCGAAGAGATCACGAGCAAGACTGGAATCGAGCGAGAAAAGATTGCTGCAGGAAGAGAGAAAGTTAAGGCAGATAGCGAGTCTAAAAAGTATGTAGCAGATACGGCTTTGAAGGTTGCTAAGGAAAATAAGAATGTTCATGACACTCCTAAGAAAAAGAAGTAGGTGATGAATTCTATATACTATCTAGGCGAAGGATTTAGATACTATAAAAAGAGGTAGGTTTTTTAATTAATATAAATTGTAAAGTAATGGCAGATCAGAAAGACGTATTGCCTACTATGGACGATTTTACAGAGAGTTCTCTGTTTGATCAAGTAGTAGAAGAAGAGGAAGAGGAAGAGGAAGGAAGTAGCGAAGAAAGCACCGAAGAAGAATCTGGGGAATCAAGTTCAGAAGAAGAAGCTGAAGAGACTGAGGAATCAGAAGAAGCTGAAGAGGAAGAATTGGATGAAAAGCCCAAGGCTAAGAAGAAGGCTAAGGAAGAGGCCGAAGATGAGGAGGAGGAATCTCAAGAAGAGGATACTTTCTGGGCTGATGTCGAAAGGTTGACCGGCAGAACTGTCGAAGTTGATTATGATGGAGTTGATCCTGAAACTCCTGAAGGAGGAGCGTTAAGGGAAGAAGCTTTGTCTCAGCAAGTCATCAACGACCATCTAGACTACTTGTCTAAGTTGTATCCTCGTGAATTTCGTGCTTTAGAGCATGCAGCTAACGGGGGTAAGATGGAAGACTTATATAATCCAGCTGAACCAGACTACTCTAAAATGGAGATTTCTGAGAAGGATGAAGACTTCCAGAAGAGCTTCATGAGTGGTTATTATCAGAAGAAGGGATTCTCTGCAGCAAAGGCTAAGAGATTAGTTGAGGCAGATGAAGACTCTGATGAAGGATTGTTTGAAGCTTCGAAAGAAGCTCTTAAAGAATTATCAGCAGGTCAAGAAAAGACACGAAGCGCTGAGATAGCGCGTCAGAAAAAGCAGAACGAAACTTCGAGGCGAGAAGATGCTCAGGTTATTGGAGAAGTAGAGAAGATTGTGCAAAAAGGTAAACTCAACAACTTCACAGTTCCTACAAAGGAGCGGGAAGCATTTTACAAGCACGCGTTATCGCACATGCAAAGGAATCCAAATGGAGGATACATGTTCGTCCAGCCTGTAGAAGGAAGGCAATTAGAACAGCAACTCCAAGAGATGTATTTTGCATACAAGAAAGGAGATCTCTCTACAATCATTCAAAGAGAGGTTAAGTCTGAAGGAGCGAAAAGGCTGAAGCGTAATGTTGGTAAGCAGAAGAAGATTGGAGGAAGAGCTGATACGACTCCTAAGAAAAGGGGAGGAAAGCTACCCTTGATGGATGAACACACTGAATAAATTTTTAACGTAAATATATAAACTATGTCAACTTCTGGAAGAGGAAACAAGTTTCAGTTCCAAGTACACCAAGACATCTTTGATGGAAAGGCGCTACTTGATGAACAGAACTTCTACCACCAGAGATATGGTAAGCCCGATGAATTGTCTCAGAAGCTAACTTGGTTGTTAGGTGATTCGACGAATTCATTCCCGCTTGCAATGTCGACGATGGGAGATGTCGTGAGTCCGAATGGATTCAAGAAAAGTAATGGAAAAGTTAAAGAGTTGAATGATATTCAATTCACTTATCCAGTAATGTCTCGTTTGAATAAAGCTGTTACTGTAGCGCAAAGCAATACTGACGCAAACTTAGGTTTGGGCGGAGAACCTTTCTTTGTGATATTCAGTGATAACTGGATCAAAAGGAATTATATGATTGAGTCACCATTAGGTACGCAAGCATATGTTCTTGAAGACGGTAAGCCGAATGCAAGTGGCGGATTTAGATACAAGCTTCAATTGAATGCTGTATCTGATAAGACTATCGTGCCTTCTTCTCAGGTAAGAGCTGGAACGCTATGGGCTGAGCTTAACACGTTCAATCCTGAGAGTGAGTCTCGTGGAACCGAATTCAAAAGAGTTGCGCCAGGTAAGTATAAGAATCAGATGTCTATCATCAGATTGTCTCACCAATGGGCCGGTAACTCTGCAAACAAAGTAATGCCAATCAAGATTTCTGGAGAAGGAAAAGCTGATATGTCATTATGGATGGACTTTGAGCACTACCAATTCGAAAGAGCTTGGTTGGAAGAAGTTGAGCACATGTACTGGTACTCTCGTTATAACAGACGAGCAAATGGTACTATCGCATTGAAAGATATCCTCACTGGGAAAGTTATTCCAACAGGCGCGGGAATCTTAGAGCAGATCAATAACTACTCTACCTACACATCTTTGTCTTACAATTATCTACAGAACACAGTGGCCAATGCTCTCTTCGGACAGTCTGACACTGATGGTATGTCGATCACTTTGTACACAGGACGTGGCGGAATGAGAGAGTTTGATGCTGCGATGAAAGAAGCTGGTATCACACAACTTGCCATGGGCGATGTTGGAGATAAGTTTGTTGGAGGTTCCAACTACAACTTGGTATCTATGGGCTTCTTCGATGCATTCTATCATATCGATGGATATTACATCAAAGTAAAGCATAATCCTATTTTCGACTATGGACGTAGAGCCATCAAGTCACCACTTCACCCTGACACAGGATATCCTCTTGAGTCGTACAGAATGGTGTTCATTGACGATGGTACGTTCGATGGAGAGCCAAACCTTCAGTGTGTTACTGAGAAAGGACGTAAGTTCTTGCACGGTGTAGTTCCTGGAATGTCACCAATGCCTAGACAGTATCAAATCTTGTCTGGAGCCGGTAACATCAATTCGGGCGCATTGTCTCTAGTGACTAGTGATGTTGATAAGTCTTCTTATCACAGACTGTCTGTTGGAGGTGTCCAGTTGAGAAGAGGTAACACGAGTCTTCACCTCCAGTGTATTGCTGGATTGGAATCTCTGTAAGACCTTTCTGGTTGCTTTTGATCTATACGTGATTAAAGAGCCGAAGCCCCTTTTTAGGGGCTTTGTTCGTTTATAGCTATATTAGCAACTGAATAAACTTTTTAATATATGGAACTTTTAGAAGAGCAAGACAGAAAGGCTAGCGAAAGTACCCGAGAACATATCGTGTACATTAAGCGTAAGCAGACTTTTATCGAAGAGGCCAATAATGACCCTGAGGTTCAGGGATATTTTGACATGGCTTACAAAGCGATAGGGTCTTATTACAAGACTACCGGAAGGCAATATGGTTCGGGCCTCTCCAGAGGAGAGATGAACATTTTGATTCCAGAAATGCTGGGCGTATTCCCAGAAGATAAGAAAGAATTCCTGAGTACGATTAACGACTACTACAGGAATATGAATACCAAGATTCCACCAGAGGGCAAAAGATTAAACATAGCCTTGGAACTTGATGGTCCGCTATCTGACGGACTCGCCAAAGATGGTCCGCCTGCAAATCTCCCAGTCAACATCCGTGACTACATGATCTTTAGACATGCCAAAGATCATCCTGAAACTGCCGCATCGTACGAAGAAGCTGAAATGTATCAGCACAAAAGATTCTATATTGAAGATACTTCTGAGGTGATTAGCGGAGCTTCTAAAGTGTCTGAAAAAGAGGATAAAGTTAGACTTGAGTACTACAAGGTTGTTGAGCACGAGTCAAAAATTGACCAGATGCTTACATTGCTTGGAGTGGCTGTTAGAAAGCAGACTTTGGATGAGAAGAAGCTTGCGTTAAAAGCGTTCGCTACAATTGAGGAGCGAAAAACTGCTGCCTACAATGAAGTTAAGCTTGACAAGTTTATGGATATCTCTAAAGACAAGAGCTGTCTCTTATACACATCTCCGAT